GGTCACGCCGTACCTCTTCCGCCTCGCTATCTCGTCGGTGGTCATCCACTGAGCCAGCCCTCGGTCTGTGTCCTCCAGCGTGTCGCAAAAGTACACGCCGTCGATGTAGAGCTTGCCGATGGTGTAGGTCGGCAGCTTATACCTTCTCGTCACCTTCAGCTTCATTGTCCCACTCCTTCATGGCCTGTCGGCGTGCTTCCTCAATCTGCTCATCCGTCACTCGTTCGCTCATCCGCTTGCGTGTGTCCTCTGGCTGTCCTCGCATCCACCGCCGTGCCTCCTCGATAATCTCCGACTTGACCTCGCCCACCTTGGACTTGATGTATACCGAAATACCGAAGACGGCACCTGCGAACGTGAGTGCCTGCGCCACATACCACAGCACGCCGTCGGTGATGTTGTGGTCGGCAGTGAGGAAGAAGCTCAAGAATGCAAGCACAATGCCACTTGCAATCATGGCAATTGCGCTCGCATATTGTATCCAATCTTTCGTGTTCGCTCTCATTACGCTAAATCCCTCGCATCATATCTCATTGCCCACAACAACCATTCTATTTGCGCCATTGATGCATCAGTAACGACTACGCCATTCGGCATCGTGTATGAGGACACGAGGTTGTAAATCTCATGATAGTGAGGCTCACCGCCAGTACAAGACGGCCATTCTCTCCATACACAATTCGCATACCTTTTAAGACTTGATGTAAGGAAAGCATCCATCCCTGCCTTGCCATAGTTACCCCAAGGATGGGCATCCCAATCTTGTATTGAGTCACCAATGCAATAGTCAAAGCGCAAAGGTACTGGTGAACGGAATATGCATTGACGGACGAAATCATTACACCATGTCTTTCCTTCGTCTGTGTCATTGTAAGACGAAACGAGTAAGTCAAATATCTCTGTCGGTGTCTGATATGCAGTCGGGTTGTCTATCATCATAGCCATTGCCACATTCGCTTTTTGCCACCATACATTAATATTCGTGCGCAAGAACGACACAATGCTTGGTTGCTTAACGATTGTCGTATTAGTCGCAACGGCAGGAGGGTTGAGCGTTGACAATCCCATTGAGGTGCAAAATGCGTTCCACCATGCTTGTGTCGGATTCCTGCGGAAGAGTCCGTAGTTAAGCATCGTGTTCGCTCCTGCGTTAGACAGAGCGCAAAGGATTGGCATTCGTGTCGGATTGTAGCGAGAAAGCACATTAAGCACCGCCATACCGCCACGGCTACGGCCGAAGAGATATACCCCGTCTGTTCTGATGTTGTAATGAGCAACGACCCATTCATAAGCGGCTACAATACACTCAACATCATCACTGACTCCGCTTGTGTTCGCTTGTGTAAGAGAGTAAGTGTACGGAATCATGTTGACATCAAGTTGAGCATAACCCATTGCCGACCATTCGGGAGAATAGCGCACATGGTCTCCGAATCTCACGGAATATCTTGTGTAGACTTCTGATGCTCCATGCAGGAACAGAATCAGCGGTGTCGGTCTGCCTTTCGGGTCGTACGATGGTGGCAGATGCAGAACTCCATAGTCAAATGTCTGCACGTATTGTTCCTGCACACCAAGAGCCGTTCCAAGAGTCGGTCTTGTGACTCGGACAGGGAAGCAGATATTCGTGAATCCCTCGTCTGACGGCATTTGTAGTGCCTCTGTCGGTTCTTCTTCATCCCAAACGGATGTAAGTTCTATGCCGTTCGGTGGTAAGTCTGCGCCATTGTTCGAGAAAGCGAATCTCACGAACTCTCCTGCATTCTTGTTCTTTTGCAGGACTCCATTTATCGTTGATATACCAACATTGCCGACATAGTTCTTGTTCTCGTCATACAGATGGACATAACCCTTGTATGCGCTACCGAACTTAATATCATGTGTGAATCTGATATATCTTGATGTATGCTCTTGCGTGAGCATATAGTCGGGAGAAGGGTTGTTGCCCCCAGTAGATGTACTTAACGCACCAATGACAAGGGGAAAAGTCTTTGTGGTGACATTTTCTTGTTGGAACAAACTTGTAGGGATGCTATCATAGACGATATCCACCATCTCATCCACAGAGTAGACAGATTCAAGGGTTGTGTCAGATGTGTTAGACAGACCAACTATAACCTTGTTCGGATTGATAGTTGTGGTCTCTGAAACGGCTTTTTTAATGTCCACCCCAAGAGATTCAGTCGGTGTGGGAGATGATATCGAAACGAATTTCGCAGTCGGCAATGAATCCTCAAACAACACCGCAGTCAATCTGTACCCATCTTTAGCCTTAACCGCTGATAGATTAGCGGTGTCAAGAATGACACACAAGCGTTTTTTGTTGGTATAGTCCAACTCCAAAAAATTGGAAGAGATGCCCTTGTATGCGCAACGCAAAAAAGGTGTGTTGTTTGCGAGTGTCTCTGTCGGTTCAGTTGAGTATATCTTTGAGGAATAACCGCCTGCGTTCCAAACAAGGTACGCACATCCGCTCGGTATCTCAACAAGTTTTTTCGTGCCACGATTCACGTTGCCAATGTCACCAACCTTTTGGATTGCGCTACCTTGAACTGGTATAGCGGTAGCGAAAGCGTAACGGACATTGTCAGATGTCGTTGAGTAGTTCTCAATGATGTAGGTCTCGCCCTCTGACACCGCAATAAGCCCATGAGTATACGCATTGCTTGTCCCGATTGTCCCGTTAGCGGTTATCGCACCTGCATCCTCGGTATAAGCGTAGAGCCGTGTTCCTGCCGATGCGGCAACTTTTCCGAATCCATTTTCTGCCTCTTTCAGATGTTCTGCGGTGTCGGTCATCACTCCACCGACCAATGTTGCGGTATTGCTACCGATTGCCGTGTTGTCTCTGACTTGTTGCGCCCTCTGAATTATATCGTCTATTGTTGCCATTTTCAATCTCCTATTGCTTTTATGCGTGTGCCGAATTGTTGGATATGTGGTTGGTTGGAATCGTTCTGCTTGATGTACTCAAGGGCTGAGTTGAGGTAGAGTTGAGCGGATGCGAGAACGTCGTTGTAGCGATTGACTTTCACTCGCTGCTCCATCCTTTGCCCGTACTCGTCGAGGTGCTGAATGTTGCCCGAACGTGTGACGGTCAGTCCGTCATCAAGCATCATTTTCCCGTAAACGAAATATGCGAGTGCTTTGCGTATGCCGTAGCACATCCTTTCTGACTTCGGATAACATCCGCATCCATCAAACGTGAACACTCCACCATCAAGCAAGGTGTCAAGGTATGTGTCGGGTGTCTCTGCATCGTATTCAGCGAGTTTGTAAAACAATGTTGTGCCGATGCTTGGAACGATATACACATCCTCGCACTCGCTGATGTAAGATTCCACGATATCACGCTCAAGGTGCGTTGATGTCGGTCTCGCTAACGAGCGAAATTGGTCGTATGATAGAAAGTGCTTATCCATTGCCCTGCCCTCCGTCTGTTGTTGTGTTCGTGGTCTCGCTATTCACGTAGCGCAATGGCGCAATACTGAAATCGTAGGTCGGTAACGGCTCATGCCAGTCTGCGAAGACCTTTGCAAAGACTCTCTCAATGAACCTTTGTTCGTGCGTCACTTCGCCTGCATAGTACTCGTATGCCTCACGCATGACATCGCCCGAAAAGCCTAACTTACCGATGCGCACGGCATGGAAAATCTCTTGGTGGAATTGTGCGTAGATACGCTCAACAATGGAAGATTCAGTGACCTCAAAATCCTTGTCAAAGTTTCGTGCAGGGAACTCAACCACTTCGGGTTTGTCCTCATCGTTTTCCAACTCTACATACAAGATTTTGCCCGTGCGCTCATCGCCCTGGAATTGCTTGAGGTCATCATCCGAAATCATCTGCTCCTGCTCTATGCGGCCGTCGGGATCGATTTTCGGCTGACCTTTTTTTGCAATCAACATGCAGGAAACAAGGAAGTTGTTTCGGGCGTTTCGGTACTTGACATTGCCAAGTCCTTCATCCGTGCTGATGTCAGTCACACAAGCATCGTAAATCGGGATGGGATAGCCTTTTCCGTGCAGACCGATATATAAGACTTGACCTTTGTAGTGTTCAATACCGCCCGACTCAATTATCTGTGCTTGCACAACCTCTTTCCGTGGGTTGTAGACATGGATGCGGTCAACGGTGTTTTCGTTGACCTGCACCTTTTGACCTCGCCTTGTCGAGTTGCCCGACCAGTCATCGTGAATGCAGATATATTCGACGTGCCCTGCATCATCCTTTTCGCTCAGTCGGCAATTCTCAAACGGCACGTGATGCACGGATGAAACTTCGCCCAATACGTTGTAATTGACATGCAGGGCAATGCCTCCGAACCTCGCAACATCGAGAACGAGATTGTGCAATATATCGTCAAGGGTCTCGCCTTGTGCATTGGCAAGAACCTCGCTCAATGCCGTGTTATTGAATCCGAAGCCCTCAATAAACTTTGCGTAGCGAGAGAGACACAACTCAGCCGTACCCGATGCGTGGGTAATCTGCATCAAGTCCTGCGGATAGAGATTGTCCGCTCCGTAGGACTGAATGCCGAGCCGTGAGATGTATTTGGTCTCAATTCGCTTCCCACTGCGTTTGACTTGACTTACTTTCATTTCCTCTTGCCTTTATTTTTGCGTTTCGGTTTGGGGATGTGGTCAAAAAAGACCACTTTTTGCGGAAACATCTGCAAGTACTCTTTCGCCACCTCATCCGTGAGGTTGGCATTGGAATAGACCTTTCCATCATGGAAAAGCGGTGAGTTGATGAGATAACCAGCCCTCAATCTGTATTGCAGTTGCGAAACCATCGTGCCATGCTTTTTAAGGTGGGTGTAAACTAAAATGACTGCGTCCTTATAGCAGTCATTGCAAGATGTCTTGCGGAAAGGCTTGCCGAGTACTTGCTCATACAATTCCGCAATCATCGTCTTGTCGGAAGAGGAGAGCGCACCAATGCGCCCCCTCAGTCCTTCAATGAGTGTCTTAGCATCTTCAATGTTCATGACCATCTCTCATGCTAATCGTGAGTTTATTTCAATGCTTCGTAGGCTGTGTCTGTCGTTGCCTCATCGGTAGCGAAGAAGAACATTGCTGACTTGAGTGCCTGCGCTTCAACGAGCGTAACCGCCCATCCGCCATCGGTGTCCTCGCTGTACTTCTCGCTTGTGATTTCCGATGCTCGCAGACCTTGATACCAGCCATAGACCTGGTACTTGGCTTTGTCGGTCTTGTTCTTGTTCTTCAAGATGACGACAAAAGAGCCGTTCCCGAGAGGGTCAATGATGTCCTTGTTGACACCTGCGGAGTTGCCGAGCACAACCAAAGCAACCGTGTTTTCCCACGAGTTGCGGTTGGTACCGACAACGAGAGCGGTCTGCGTGCCAGTAAATGGGGTAGAGCCTTGCTGGATGACCTCATAACCAGTCTTGCCCGTCTTGAGGACAAGCGAGGAGATGATATTGTCAGTCACCACGGATGCAGCGAAGTCAATATCAGAGCGGTTGATGATAAGTCCGTCAGATTCCAATCCACGCACGACAAGCGCATCGCAGTCAATAGCAATGCTTTGTGCAATCAGTTCGTTACATACTGCCATACTTAGGGTCTCCTTTCTTTTGGATGCAATCCAATCGTTAAAGGTTAGTATGCGAGATGCAAGTTAGCAGGATTTACAACTGCAGAGCCGATGAAACCGCTTGCGTAGAGTTTCACATCCCTTGCGACTTGGTCAAAGAAGACCTCAAAGTCGTTGGTCACATTGTCTCCGTCAATACCGATGCGGAGGTTGTCAATGGTCGTGAATACGGCACGGAATGGCTTGTTCCACTTTGTTCCCGTGTTCTCAAACTCGTTGATGAAGCGGTCAAAGATGTTGCAACGTGCAACACGGATACCAAAGTACTCGCTCACCTCAAAGCCGTCAAAGATAGTGCGCCACTCCATGTTTGATTTGTAAGTGTTCCTTACATCAAGCATCAGAGCGTTGGCGAGTTGGCGAGTACAAATGACTACTCCGTTCGGGTCGGAAAGCAGAGTTGTTGGGGCATCGGTGAGGAACTTGTCAAAGATGCCAGTTGCGACATTTGCAGTCAAGATTCCGCTCTTCTGTGCGGCGTAGGTAGTCTGAGCGTTAGCGGCAATTGCAGTCACCTTGCTTGCATCAGCTGTGCCGATTGCAAACAGCTTTTTCCACAGACCGTCAGCGGTAGTGAAGAGGTTGGGGTCAACACCTGCGGTAATGACACCACCATTTGCAATGTTGTCTGCGGCTGTGTCTCCGAACCAACCCATGCGCCAAATGGCACGTCTGAAAGCGGTGGCGAACTTGTCGGTGAAGAGTTCAAGCAGGTTGCCATCAATGTCACCGATAGCTGTACCGCCTTTCATGAATTTCTGAGCGTACGTGCCGAGCATGTCCTCGTAGCAAATCTTGTGAGGAGCAGACCATTCGCCCAACTCCCACGCCTGCTTGCCGTTGGCAATGCCGAAATTGGTGTAAGTTGGGTTACAACCGCCACCCTTGGTTCCGATATTGTCGGGCGCACCGATGGTGGCAATGGGGTCACCAGTCTTGACACCATACTGGATGGTGGTAAACTGCTGAATGGCTTCGTCCTGCTTGATGTCTGTCTCAATAGCCTCACGGAGAGACTGGATGTTTTCGGGATTGAGCGTCCAGTTGCTCAAAATTGTTGGGGATAAAGGCATAATTCTATTCTCCTTTCGTTATTTTGGTTAATACGTTCTTTTTCTGTTCAAGATGCGAGTCAACACATCGTCATACTTGCGTGGTTGGTCAGTTGCGTTCAGCGGTGTTGTCTTCTCCTCCTCACGCTTGTTCGGTGTGTAGTCCGATGCCATGTTTTTCAGCGTGTCAAGACCGCCTGCTTTCGCTACCCAATCAAGGGTCTTGACATCGTCCTCGCTCTT